CGTTTCAAACTGTAAATGCTTTTACTGCAACGGACGATGGGACTGGCTTTTATGAGTTTTTGACAAATACTGGCTCTAATCGTATCCCTATTTTTGAGGGTACGCTTAAAACTAAAACATTTTTGGTTGGAGAGTATGTAGATAATCCTGTGTATATAATTCCTGATGGAACGTTGGACGCCGATACTGTTACTGTCAAGGTTTATACAAGTGCCACCTCAAGTGACTTTACTTCGTATCAAAACATAATTAATGTTACAACGATTGGCTCTCAATCAACGATTTATATCCTCAAAGAATCTCCTAATGGAAACTTTGAACTATCTTTTGGTGATGGTGAAACCTTTGGTATTGCACCACAAGCTGGCAGTCGTATTGAAGTTGAGTACCTTTCAGTAAAGGGAGAAGTTGCAAATGGGGCATCTGTATTTACTCCAAGTTCACAGTTTGTTTCTGGTGTCATAACTGCTGATTTAAATACTATAACTTATGTGAATTCCATAGGCGGTGACGAAAAAGAAAGTATCGAGTCTATTCGTAAAAATGCCCCCTTTAGATATGCAACTCAAAATAGAATGGTAACAGCAGAAGATTACTCGTCTTTAATCTTGCAAAGTTATTCCACGCTGATAGAAGACATTGCGTCTTGGGGTGGAGAAGATGCGGCAAAACCAGAGTTTGGTGCTGTTTACTTGTCAATTGTTTTTGAATCAGATGTGACTGAAGCTACTATAGCTTCTACTAAGCAAGCGATCAGAGAACTTTCAGAGCAACTTGCTATTGTTTCGTTTAATATTAGATTTATAGATCCTATAGAAACTTTTATTGAAACTGATACATTTTTCCAATTCAACCCAAAGCTTACAGATTTGACACTAAGTGCTGTTAAAACAAATGTTAATACCACCATATCTAATTATTTTTCTGAAAATACAGGCAAATTTAAACAAGCCTTCAGACGCTCAAATCTTCTATCTTTAGTTGATGACTCAAATGTAGCCGTTCTATCTTCTAGACAAAACGTTAGGATGCAACAAAGATTTGTTCCAACAGCACCAACATTGATAAGTGTTATTAATAGTCTTTTATCAGATCCAGATCAAACTTCTGTAGCGGCAATAAATAAAATTGTAGATTTTGTAGCAAGTCAAAGATATAATGATGCCGCTAATTATATGGTTCTTAATGATCTCAGCAATGAAAACACAACTTTCATAATATCGCAATTATCTAAAACAAAAGTTTCTATTAGTCAACAGCTTGAATTTCCAGTAGCCATTGCTATACCTGATGATGATGAATACATTATAACGAGTAACGAGTTTACTTACAAATCTCAGACATGCATACTAAGAAATAAATTAAGTACAAATGTAATTCAAATTGTTAGTACTGCAGGAATAGTCGTTGTAGATAATATAGGTAATTTCAACTCTTCGACTGGTGTTGTTACTATAAACTATTTTAATCCTTCAAGTATTTCTTCTGGCCTATCTGTAATAAAACTTGCTGCTGTACCATCTAATCAAAGTGCTATAATTCCTACTAGAAACGAACTTTTAAAATTTGATGCAGCAAGATCAACAGCAACGGCTATAACTGTGGACGCTACTAACTAATGACTAAAAATTATAACGATAAAACGACATTAGATAATGATCGTACAGATGTAAGTCTCTTTAAGTCAGAGGTGAGTAGTGTTTTGCCTGAGTATATGGCAGAAGAATATCCTAATTTAAAAACACTATTCGATGCTTATTATAATTGGATGGATTCTTCTGACAATCCCACAGGCAGAATAAAAAGACTTTTTTCTTCTAGAGATGCCGTACAAGTACCTAACAATTTGTTACAGTATTTAGAAGATGAACTTTTATTAGGTCAAGCTTACTTTGGCGGGTTTGTTAATAAACGAGAAGCAATAAAATTCTCTAATACTCTTTATAGATCAAAGGGTACAAAGTACAGCGTAGAACAATTTTTTAGAGGATTTTTCGGTGAAGATCCTACTATAATATATCCAAAGAAAGATATATTTAAGGTTGGTCCAGGAATTGATTACGGCCTTGACAGTATCAATACTGGTGGCGAACAGATAAAAGAGCCAGCATCAATTATTGGTCCTGAATCTAGTAAATTTTTGACTGATGACAAATTATATCAAGTTATGTCTATTCTTATAAGAATAGGACTTCCGTTGAAGGATTGGGTTGATACTTATAAACTATTTGTCCACCCTGCTGGCGTTTATTTGGGCGCAGAGCTTTTACTAGAACTTGTAAACGATACTTCTTTTCCACAACAAGCTGAAATTGGCGATCCCATTGAAGAGCTTGTTGTTGATTTATCAGAGGCAGCATTTTCTCTTGAAGGAGATTATAATGAGACGCTTCTCTTACTTGATAGTGATGCTGGAATTAGAAGATTTAAAACTGATCAAGAATTTAGAGATGTTGGTAATATCACAATACAAGAAGCTATGGCTGATAGATCAATGTATGATATTACAGGCTTGGCTGGAACAACATTCGATGACTCGGCAAGCGCAGATACATTAAGTCTCACCATGGACCAGGATTCAGATGGCACTATTATTACGATCCAATCTACTATGGACGAACATAAGTTCTCCACGATATTTGATGTAGATAATGCTGCTGATTCTTCAAATTATCCATCCGTGTGATTATAAATAATATAAATTAAATTAGAGAGTAACCATGGCAAAGCAAATTATTAATACAGGTAGTGCAGCTAACGACAGAACGGGCGATACCCTTCGCAACGCCGGTATAAAAATTAATGCCAATTTTACAGAGTTGTATAATATACTTGGCGGTTCTAATATAACATCAAGCACAACTTCACTTACTGATAGTGGACTAGATATTATTGGTACAACGGCTAGAACAAAAATAGGTGCAGTAAATCCCTCTAGTGAAATTAGTATTGATTTTCCTGACTCTGCTGGTATTGTTACGATCAATACGGCAACACAAACTCTTACTAACAAGACATTAGACAGTGCGGATCTTAATAATCCTGAAATACTAAACTTAAATTTGTACGACGACGATTCAAGTCATTTTTATAAATTTGTCCCTGGTTCTCTCACAACCAACATTAATGTTAATATTCCATCTCTTTCTACTAGTGACACTCTTGTGTTTAACAAAAAATCTGCAACACTAGAACAAAAGACATTAGACAGACCTGTTATTCAAAGAAGTAGAGTACATCAATATCTTGCTGACTCGAATGGTAACTCAGTCATATCATTTACAGCAACACACACTGCTTCAAGAAATAATGTAAGAGTGCAAAGTCAAGCTACAGGCACTTCACCAAATATTAATGCTATTGGCGCTGATGCTAATGTTGACTTAATTTTAAATTCAAAAGGAAAAGGCTCAGTATTATTAAGTAAGGCAGCATTTAGTAGGGCTGAAGTAGCAAATGGGACGTTTGCAGATTCGGACGCAACGTATATTGCCTTGACAGGTACATCGTCAGGAACTGTTTCTCTAGGAGATGGAAGGTTGAACGGTGAGTTTAAAATGTTTGCAAGACGTGGGGGTGGAACAGGAACAGTCACACTGACACCAACAACTTTTGCACAAGGAACAAGTATAAACTTTGATCCGCTAGATACTGCACAATTAATTTGGGATGGAACTAGTGGGTGGAATATCGTAGGTGGTTACGGATATGCAGTTGTATAGGAAATAAAAAATGCCAGCAATTATTACAGATAGATTAAAAAGACAGTTTGCACAACAGTTATTTGATGAAAATCAGGGAACAACTCTTGGTGATTCAAATAACTATTTTTATATAGGTGTTGGACACTCTCAGTCTTGGCAAGTTTCTGATGCAACCGACAATACTGTTCTTCCAGTAAACACTGAGAGAGATCGTAGACTTTTCAGATATAATTTACAATCAGTAAAAGCAGTAGAAGCATTTTCTTTTGTTGTTCCATTGACAGATTGGACTGTTAATACAATTTATCCTGCTTTTAATGATAATGTTGTTGGGCAGCCAACACCTGCATATTATGTAAGAACTGCAGATAACCATGTTTACGTTTGCATTCGTCAAGGTAAAAATAGTTTTGGTGCAGCAGTCAATTCAACCTTTGTTCCTGATCACACAGATAACTCTTTACCAATTGAGGGTGATGGCTATATCTGGAAATTTATGTATACAATCTCTGCTGCAGATGGTAATAGATTCTTAACTTCTAATTTTATGCCTGTTAAGTTTGTAGACTCTGCTGCGCCCACATCCCCCGAAGCGCCACAAAAAGCTGTGCAGGATGGTGCGGTTGCAGGTCAAATTTTAGGATACAGAGTTGTTCCAAATACTGGAGTATATTCTTCTGCACCACCGTTAACTGTAGTCGGAGATGGCACTGGTGCTAAAGCTCACGGAATCTTGGATGCAACGGGTAGACTAGCAGCAGTGGAAGTTGGAGATAGTGCTACAGTCGGAACTGGTGCTGGAAATGGCGGTAATGTATCGATAGCTAGTGTTTTAGGTTCAGGCTACAACAAAGCTACCGTAAGACTTGACAATACGAGTCTTACGTCAGGAACTAGTGCAGAAGTATATCCAATTTTTGCAACAGAACTTGGATTGGGGGCAGACGCTAGAACAGATCTTAGATCCACAAGTTTGATGTTTAATATCAAACCAGAAGGTGACGAAACTGATAAGTGGGTTGTTGACAATGAGTATAGACAGGTAGGACTTTTTAAAAATCTTTTAGATTCCGCTAATGGTACAAAATTTACAGAAACTGCTGGTCTAGGATTGAAGAAAATTGAGTT